ATCATTCTCGGCCAATAGTGAGGCAATAGACCAACCCGAAAAGGGGGTTTCATTCATATGCCCCGAGCAAACCGGCGGGGCTGGGGGTTGCGCTAATTGCGCCCTATGCTGGGAACAACCAAACCGAAACGTGATTTTCTTAACCCATTAATTACAGATGAAAGGGGCTTAACCCATGAAAATTATCGATATTAAAGAGGGCATCCGGTCTGAATTGGTCTTGTTATCCGAGGCGGCTATCGCTGGGGATTATGTAAAGGCATCAAAACATTTTGACCGGATTATGGTTTTAACTCAAGAGCTGGGGGCATTCGCATGACCATGACCAAAAGCAAAAACTTCAAAACCATAAAACATTTTGCCCGTTTGGTCGGGCATCATGTCGGGGTGAAAACCTATATCCAATTTGACCCGACCTATTCGCCCTATAGCTGGGGAATAGAAATTGATGGTTTCGATATGTTCAATCAAAACCTGACAGGCTCGGAAATGATTTTTTATTTGCGGGGATTATTACAAGGCGCGCATTTTGGGAAAGGCGGCAAGCTATGAACAAGATTATTGAAAACCTAAGCCCGAACGTCGGGCATCTTAAACTAACAAAGACCATGCTCGAGAAACATATAATCGATGCAAACGCTAGCATTCAAAAGCTTGCCCTTTTGTTGGGGGTCGATATGTCCGAGCTGGTCGCAGGGGACAAGGTCGAGCTGGTCGGGGAATATACCGACGGTACGCCCTGCAAAATCAGGTTATATCGAGCGGCAACCCGAGGCGATAAACGGGTTTCAATATCAGGCCTGAAACACCGAGCCGCGGCGGGGCAAGATATCGCACTTTCATATCGGCGTCGGAATTCTGGGGATTATGTTCTTGTGATTAATATATCCGAGGAATTACACGACGCCCTGCCCGAGCAAAGTGAAGCCCTTGCCCGTGAATGGGGGATTGCATGAAAGAGTTATTTAGCGACATAGGGGCTTGGGTTGTCCTGATTATTTTATATCTGATCATCTGGACAATTCGACGACAACCCGAGACCTGAACAACGAAGCCCTGCCATGACCGGCGGGGCTTTTCTTTTGACCGGATATTGAGAATGAGTCGCATTCGCATCTGCCGGCAATTTTAAAATCTCAAAAAATATCTATCATCACTATCATTGTTACCGCTGCATTCTCTATCATTAATATAAATACTTGTGTAAGCCCTTGATATCCACACCCCCTGCGCTTATATATTACTAGTAGTTATAATTTACTAAGAAAGGAAAGTTGCATCTGTGTGAAGAACAGGATAAATATCTTGTTCACGTTTTGTTCCAGAGGAGTAAACATGGGCGACGAACAACGGTTCACCTTAAAAATTGGCTCTACATTTGCGGTTGAAGTACTTACACATGGGGTGTATATACGAATCGGAAAAAGAGAATGGTTTCTAGAACGAAACACAGCATAAAAAAACTAAATAAAAAAATATGGAAAAGGTAAAGATACTTATGAAAACCACCGATGTAAAAGGGGTTCTCGAGCAGTTCTATACATTATACCCAGCAATGCCACTAACGTATATTTTGACGTTTATATGGGTTGCCGAGAACGAGGGAAAACATCAATTCGATTTGGAGCAGTACCTCGGTCTCTCAAATGCAACAGCGTCAAGATGTATTAAATGGTGGGGCACATGGAAAGATAAAAAGAAGCAAACAAAGGGACTGGAATTTATCGAGTCATACCCTGACCCTATAGATGAAAGATACAGAGTTGTTAAGTTAACTAAAACAGGAAAGGCTTTTTATGAAAGAACATTTAAACCCTAATGAATATGGCCTGAACTACCGAGAGGCTTACATCTTCCTGACATATGCAGCGGGGGAGGCTGAATGGGAGAGTGACCTTTCTTTTGCTAAAAACTTACGGAAACAAGGGGCTTACTATAAATCCATGATTGAGCTGTTTGATACCGACAGCGAATACTCAGCTCAATGCTTTGCACCACATTTTGAAAACAAGTTTTGGAACAGTTGGAGACAAAAGAATGGCATCACAGCGTGGGAACAAGTGGCAAGGAACCGTGACCAATGGAACACAGCGAATCCGTCAGGGCGGCTTTGAGTCCATTCAGGAAGCTGAGGCTTGGGAAGCCAATGTCCGGCTAGCATTGTCCAGAGGTGAGCCTATAAGCTCTGAGGGTCACTCACCTAGCCGTGAATCCTTCACCCAGTACTACAGGCGGGTACATCCTGTTCTGTGGGGTGATAGTGACCACGGGATGAAGGTAATTAACCAGCTAAAGGAAATCGCTGAGATTGTGAACGATGTTCCTGTATCTATGTTCACTGACCAGCACCTCGAGAGCATTGTTACCGTCCTAAAACAACGCAGGAACGCTGACGGTACAATCAACCGTAAGCTAGCAGCCCTCTCGAAGATACTCACCCAAGCTAGCAAGACTAAGGTGCTTGCCAACAAGCCTGATATAGCCTCATACCGCCGTAAAGAGGGTAAAGGCCGTCTCAGGTTCATAACGAGGGATGAAGAAGCACGTTTACTCGAGAGATTGAACTTCATGCGTCCTGAGTACGCTGACTTCACTGCTTTCCTCATAGACACTGGATTCCGTCTGGGAGAGGCTCTCAAGTTCACTTGGGCTGACTACAGTAACGGTAAGGTCACCTTATGGCAGACCAAGAGCAACACACCGAGAACCATACCTCTCACACAACGCTGTAAGGATATCCTCGAGCGTTGCCCAAAAGATACTGATAAACCTTTCGGTCATATCAATAGGTGGAGCTACAGGCCTGTGTTCAATAAAGCTAGAAACATGGCTGGACTTGGGGAGGATGTAATCCCTCACGTGATGCGTCATACCTGTGCCTCAAGGCTTGTGCAGTCAGGGGTAGACATCAGGCGTGTACAGGTCTGGCTGGGGCATTCAACCATAGCCATGACCATGCGTTACAGTCATTTAGCACCAGATGATCTCAATGTCTGTCTTGATGCCTTAGAAGGAGAGCAAACCCATGCCTAAGATTACTATAAGGTTCGTTGTTGAGCGTGACTATGAGATTGATGATATGGCAGGGATACATATCGGAGATGCTCTGGTTTGTGGCGGTGAGATATACTCAGGCGATACAATTGAAAGTCAGGGAAATATATTTAATAAGCCACTTAGTAAATTTAGGACTCTGGGTAACTTTTATGATTTCCAAAACTCCCACGATGAGGATGATTGGGCTTGGGTTATTGCAGACGAAAACGAACAGTGATATACGGTGACCGTCACGGTGACCGGATGGTGACCAAGTGACCATGCGGGGATGGCGGAATTGGCAGACGCACTGGACTTAAAATCCAGAGATCGTAACGATCGTGGGGGTTCGAGTCCCCCTCTCCGCACCATTACACAAGAGTCTTAAAATCACTTTACTCCCCCTTACACATACATAACTAAGCCTAAGCTGTTGTATATCCTACAATAGCTTTTGCTCATCCATACACTTACACATATGCAAGGGACTTATAAGCAGGGTCACACTGCATATGTAAAAACTTACCGCCCACACTAGAAAGCTATAGGAGATTCTAAGCATGACTATTAGAGATAACTTTAAGTTCGATGGTAGTACAGACTATAGTAATACGTCCTTGCAGGAGAAATTAGAAACAGAGATATATAATAGTTCATACTCTAGATTAACTAAAGATAACTTAAAGTCTAACTCTAGAGGAGCTTGGTCTGAGTCTAAGATAGGCTCTAGATATGTGTCTTCTACACAACGTCGCTTCAGCGAAGCTGTTATCTCGTTCCTTTCTAGGAAGAGTGGTGGTCGTGGAGCAAGGGCTGCTGAGTACCTTAGAGAAACAGGGTTAGACCCAGAGGTCATCTCATATCTCTATGTGAAACAGGTGTACAACCTGATCCCCCTATTCTCGAATAAACCCATCAAGAGAGTGTCTTTCTGTATCAAGGCTGTCGATGCGATTCATACCGAGTGGCGATTGAACCACTTCGGTTCAGTGAAGGAACGAAAGAACCTTCTTGATAAGATCACAAAGGACATGGACAAACGTACCTATCCCAGCTCATGGCGTCTTCGGACATACCGTATGTACTTCGATGCTGAACAGGTTGAATGGCGTGGGTGGTCTCAGCGTGAATGTCTTCTCATAGGATACGCACTGATGACCCTCTTCATGGAGGCTACAGGTCTCATAGAGTCAGACCATACCAAAACCTACGTCCTACCTACCAAAGAACTGGTGGATCACGTTGAGCAAGCCTGTAAACGCTCTATCACTGACTTCACGCTCTACCTTCCGATGGTCGTGAAGCCGAACCCTTGGTCTGCTGAGTTCAACCTGTTTAAAGGCGGGTATATGAACCGAGGTAAGGTCAAGAAGTACAGCATCATCAAAGGTGCTGGTAAACGGGATGTCGAGCGTATGATGCACATGGACTGGTCGAAGACACTGCCAGCCATCAATGCTATCCAAGAGACGCCTTGGCGGGTCAAACGTCGTATGGTGGATGCCCTCGATTATGTCTTCAATGAACTTGGGGGTGACCGAGGCGGTATCCCGACTGTCGATGAGATTGAACTACCACCCAAGCCTGTAGGCTATGACACTGACGATGAGGTGAAGAAGAAGCACAACCTCGAGGTATTCTTGATCCGCTCGAGGAACCGTGAGGATATCTCAAAGAGGCTGTCAGTCATCTACACGTTACAGATCGCACGTAAGTTTCAACCGTTCCATGAGATATTCTTCCCGCACAACCTCGATGTCAGGGGCAGAGCCTACCCGCTGCCAGCCTTCCTGAACCCACAGGCGGCAGACTTTGGCAAATCAATGCTCGAGTTTGCGGATGGTGTCGAGATCACTGACATGGAACAGGCAGCTTGGCTAGCAGTAGCTGGG